CAATCCACAATAGTATGTGGAGCAAACGTAATTGAATTGTACTCATTAGATAAACATACGCCATCATCATCTGCGTGGAGCGTAGTTATCTCATCTATATATATCCATTTATTTTCCATATTATTTATATTTAACTTAATTCTATTATATCATATTCTAAATCGTAAATGTCGTCATTCACTTCCATCAACTCCATTAGGTAATTGCAAACCATACCTAATAAAATAGAGTTATCGTCATCGTCATCTTTGGCTCGTTCAATCAAATCATCAACTCCATTATAAAACGAAATAAATCCAGAGCGTGAAACTAATTGAGGATTCGCCCATTCTTTAAAATCATCATTCACATAAGTCAGTAATTGATTAGAAACATCTGGTATTACATTAGCTTTTATTTTATCAGTAGTATAATTGTAATATCTCGGAGAATCTAATCCAGCAAAAAACAATTCAATGCCTGTCTTATCTGTGAATCTATGTAACCAAGCTACACTATACTGGACAAATGTTTTACCCCAATCAACCTTATCAGTATCAATACCATACATATCGCATTTGTTGTCAATGTATTCATCGTGATAGTGGTAAAATCCACCAAAATCAATTTGTATTTCCATTTTATTTATATTTAAAATTGTTATGATGCAAACATATATATAAATTTATTTCCCAATGTTAAGCTAATGTTAAGAAATTGTATTATATTTGTAAAACATTGATTATGTAGTTTTTTCATTTTATTGGTTTGAATTATGGGAATACCCTGTCGAAAGATAGGGTATTTTTTTATACCTATTAAATTCACAGATATGAAACAAAACAATACAGGGGGTGTTAAATTCACAGGAGACTATTTTGATGAGGCGATAGAGTATGCACAAGAAAAAGAAAACACCCCTATTGAATTTACAGAGACCCCTATTGAATTCACAAGAAAGCAAACACCTGTTTACAGTGGAGTGCTTAATTATTTCCCTGATGCGATAAGAGAAGTAGCTCAATGTTCTTATATGGGAAATCAACAACACAATCCAGATAAACCTTTGCACTGGGATAGAAGTAAATCTGGCGATGAATTAGATGCACTAACTCGCCACTTACTTGAGGCTGGTACAATAGATACAGATGGAGTGCGCCACTCAGCTAAAGTTGCGTGGAGAGCTCTTGCTAATCTACAGAAAGAGATAGAGCGTTCTAACGAAGAATGTACATCCCCTTCGGAACAGAGCGAGTAAGTAGGTATTGAATTGCGTACCGACTTCCGTCAATGCTGTGATTCCAGTTATCCTGTGGAATACTACCCTTTAGTTTCCAAGCATAATTATTGAACTCCTTAATTGTATTGATAGATTCCTTATCTACAATAATATCGTAGTCTTGCATTAGAGCGATTCCAGTCAATATACTACCCTTCTTCTTTATCGTTGGCGTTATATTGAGTCCTTTAGTCTTCAGCTCACTTATTAGTCGAGGCTCACTGTTATCGCACACTATAAGCTGTTTTCCTGCGATTCTACGGCACATCTCGAATATATTGGAGGTGGACATACCTGCCTTGTAGAAGTGCTCTCTAATCCATATTATTTTGCGTGTCTTGTCTATGGCAATCTCAGTTAATACTGAAGGGTCTGTTGAGAAACCAAAGTCGAGCCCAAAGATTGCATCCTGATTGTTATCGAACTCTCCAATGCGCCAGTGAGTAAAGATAACTCCTTCAGCTCTATCTAACCAGCCACCTAATATCTGGTGCTTATATTTATCTGGTCTTCTCGTTCTCATATCTTCTACTTGCGCCACAAATGATTCAGACAAGTGTTTCTTATTATCTAAGTATGTAGTGTGAACATAACTCACATTCTCCTTCTCTCCGTTGTGCCCATCAGCAATACCTCTGTTCTGAAAGAACCTCTGATATATCCAATGTTCTTTTGTAGTGGGGTTTAGAATTAATATACACCTGTTCTGCGTACCCATCGCCCTTACAGAGTAATCTATTTTATCAAACGATTCTTCGTCTGTAAGCTCCTCCGCCTCATCCAATACAAACGTGGTGACACCTTGAATGGACTTTAGCTTTGCAGTTTGGTCTCCACTGGCTGTCTTAATACCACTGAAGAATATACTACTCCCTGTAAGATTGTTTATGATTTCAGTCTTTGTGACAGTAAAGTTACCGCCAATACCCATAAGGTCTAACTTCTCCAGAAACTCTGGTATAATCGACATACTTGCTGAAGTCATCGTATATCGAGTAAAAAGTATCTTATGCCCTTTTTCGTAAGTGAGTAATACTAAGAATGTATTTACCGCAAAAGACTTTCCACTACCTCGCCCACCAGTACAGATATGGTATCTGGATGGAGACTTAAATAACGAATGATACTTTGGATTAAGATTAACATTCTTCATTACTCAGTGATAGGTATAACGCTACAGAACGAACACTGCTCCTCGCATCTCTCTCTACCTATCTCGTATTCAACACAATCAAAATCCTTCTTCTTACCGAAGAACGGTGAATAACTATTCTTTATCTTCTTTGCCATCGTCTTGTATTTCAGCGTCAATATCAATAGTCTTCTCTGGGTCTAAGAATGATATTACAGGAATGTTCACTTCCTGTTTCACATTCAATTCCTTTTGTTCTTTCGGTTTACCGTACTTGTACTCCCATAACAGGCGTAAGTGTGGGAAGGAATCTTTACTCATATTCGCAAGAGCTTCCCACGCTTTCTTCTCACTACCAAAGGCACGTTTCATTGAACCAAGAGCGAAGTTCTTTATCTCCTCTTCTTTCGCTTTTGGCTTACGCCCTTGCCCTCTTGATATTCCTTTGACAGCTCCGTTGTTTCTACGCCCATCAGAATATCTCTGGTGCTCTTCTTTTATAATCGTCGGTTGGTTTGTTTTTGGCTCTGGTTTCTTTGGAGCTGGTTTAGGTTTAGCTTTCGCCTCCTCTTCTTTACGTTTCTTATCAGCTAACCACTTCTGTGTTTTAGTACTGATAACTCCCTGTTTCTTAAACTCTTGCTCGTCAGACATACACCATCTTTAATTAAAGTAACTACTTTTTCTCTTCGGTGTTTTCTTCTTTGGGTAGCTTATCAATTATCGCCTGAATCATCATATAGAGATTAGAAGTGGCTTTCTCTAAATTAGCTATCCTTTGAGCCTGAGTCCATTTCTTTTGTTTCATCTCTTGTTGTTTAAGTCAACGTATGTAGCACGTTTATTAGTTCTATGGTATTGATAAGTATTGCGCCACTCAGGAATAGGAATGAACTTAACATCCTTATCTATTTCAGCTCTTGTTTTCCTTCTCATCATTCGTGAGTTACTATGTTAGAATTGTAAACTACTGTCTGCTGATTACGAGGCTTTATCTCTTTCTTAGCAACCTCCACAAGCATACGGAGCTTTTGAGTTATCTGCTTTACCTTGTCTTCAGGTACGCCATCAATAACATCAGATATCTCCTTACACTGTCTTACAAGTCTTTTTTGCGCCTTCAGTTTAGATTCAAGTATTTTATTCTTTAGATATACATCTGCAATAGCTTCGTTCTGTAAGCTAATCTCTTTTGTGTATTCACTTAGAACGCAGTGGAATCTATTGTTTAACCAGTCATCGTTTCTAACCATATTATCAAACTGGTTAATGCTATGTAATACGGTGGCGTGATTCTTTTTGAACATCCTACCTATTCTGGTGTAAGTATGTTTGTGGAAACTATGAAGAACTTTATACATAATCATTCGTGCATATACAACTTCCCTTTCTCTTGTTTCTTTCATTGGGTCTGCCTTGCAAACCTCTTGTGTAATGTCTCTTAATATATCAAAATCAGTATTCATCTAACTCTTCTTTAAATAGAACGTAAGCATTCGATAGCCCTTGACAAGCCTCATAGTTCTCCTCATCCTTGAAGTGCTGTAGCAGATACTTTAACTCATCTACTTTCAGCACCCCCATTCTGAGTGACAAAAGAATGTCGTTCTTATATTCTTCTATTAATAATTTATAATCGTCTTCAATCAAAGTGTACCTCTAATAGTATAGTTGTGCAATTCATTCATTCCATTCTCTATCTCATCCGTATATACTTGAACTGCTCTCTCCACTAAACTTTCGCCTAAGTTATAAAATTCTTCTGAAACATCAAAGATTCCTATGTCATAAGTTTCTTTGTTTATCGCCAGATAATATATGTCTTTGTAATCTACATCGAATAACTTACTATAAATGTAGGCTTGACACATATACTTAAACTTCTTTGCACTCCAGTGAAACTCATTCACATCACTACTGGTCGTCTTTAAATCAACCATACGCCCTGAACCCAAAGCATCAGCTTTACCTCTGAAGGGTTTACCAAACATCATATTCATTGATGGCACTTCTTTGTCAGTACCCTCTAATAATTCTCTGGCGTGTTTATTATCGTGAATCGCTTGAGCCATATACATAGCTGAATCGTGTTCTCTCATCGTATAGCTCTCCGAGTTCTCGCTAAGTGCTTCTTTAAATGCTTTAGTGTTTCTACTCTTCACATCTACAAAGTTTAGCTCATCAAACTTGTGAGGCTCTAAAACCGCCAAGTGAACGAGCCTCCCCTGCAATAACGCAGGGGTGTCGCTCCGTTGTCTTAATGATTTTAAGTAAGCCTTTGGAGAATCCAAAAGTGTCTTTACCGAACTACTGCTAAGAGCGTACTTTCCTAAGTAACCATAATAGAACTCATCACTGTCCATCTCTTTCAGTATCTCGTCGTATTGCCAGAACTTTCCATCCAGCGTCATTATTGTATGCTTCATATCTATTCTGTTTCAAATTCAGCGTGTTCTCCACACAAATTACATATACCAGTGCCCTCTATCCATTCAGGCGCACCGCAACAATTACTCTCTCCCATAATTCCAAGTGTGTGGATGGAAGTGATTAAACGCACCCCATAGTGCTTTCCTCATCTCTTCCCTCTGTTGTTTATATTCCTCTGAATTCATACGAACTCTCTCCTCTTGAGCTTCGTAGTATTGGCGTTCCATATCCTCATAGAACGCTCTTGTAGAATCATCTCCAGCTTCTTGCTGTTGTCTCTCGACAAACTTGATAAACTCTTCTCCTGATTTTCCCATTATCGTATATATTTGATTGTGTATTTAATAAACTTCTCTATCCAGTTAAGTGATATCCTTAACGGTGTCTCTACTCCGTGATATATAATAAGGAGTATAGTTTCTAAGCAAAAGAACACAATGAGTGTTACAATAGCTATAGATACTCGTATAAGATTAAGGGGGTGTAATATAATTCTCTTTATAATCATTCGTACTTGATTTGAGTACAAATATATAAAAGAATTATTTAATAAACAAAATTGTTAACTACTTTTTTGGATTGAACTGGTCTTTCCAGATTGTTTGACATACGGCATAACGCTGGTCTCTATCTGGGTTTTCCTCTCCCATTTTAGCATTACCCATACATCTTTGAATGAAGTCTTTGTTTTTCTCGTATTTCTTAGGTCGTAGTAGTGGCATAGTTCAGTTTTTTTACTTCTAAGTGCTTTATGTCATCGTATCGTACTTTCATTATTCTATCTTTACGACCCCAGTCAGCTCTTGTGTACCATTTAAAGTAACAGTTTTTGTCTGTTGTTGTTTGGGTGTATGCACTTACTAAATTCAATAATGATTGTCTATTAAAGAAACAAAATGAGTTCAACTCTTTTATGTCAAATACTATATACTTAGCCTCACCTCTCAACCAACCTTTATCGCCTCTTACATTAGTTTCTTCGAGCCAAATGCACTCTAAGTGGCGATTGCCTTTAATATCTATTCCTATATCGCCAATATAAAAATCTATATGCTTTTCAATATCATCTTTGCGACTTGACTTATGTATGTCAACCCCTTTAGATTTAATGATATTGTAAAAAGCCTGTTCAGCTTTATCGCCCTCTCTTTTGGAATAGTCTCTTCTATCCTTCGTTATATTGTTCTTTGGCGTACTCTGCATATATCTTGTATAATTTATTGTGAATACTATTTATAAAACAGGGCGTACATCTTGTTGGTTTAGCTTTCTGATGTAACACTCTATTGTATATGGCGATTAATCTCTTTTGCTGGTCTGATGTAATCTCAGGCGGTTTGTTTGTAAAATACCAGTGGAGAAACTCAAACTCCTCTTCATTCAGACATTCTGGTTTGGCGTAAGGAAACATACGATTCAGAACGTCTTTACGCTCATCACAACCGCAGTCCTCTCCTAAAGCCCACTTGGCTATTTTATCTACGCCTGTAGCTTTAAATACCTTCTCTACAGTGTCTCCTAATCCTTTACTCTTTTGTACGCTTGTACTCTTCGTAGGCTTCTTCGAGCTTTTTCCTGATTTCTTTTTTTGCATTTGATAACGTATTAAAAATTGAACTCAATGTTATTTTTGTTTCACTCGATATATCTCGCATAGACATATCAGTTCTGTAATATAATTCAAACATCTTTCTGTCGTACCAATACCAAGTGTCCATAACAGAATCGACATTGTTAAATACTTTCTCCAGATGTTCTTTTTTAGTCACCTCCAGATACTTTGGCATTTCAAAATCCTTCAGCATAAAATCTTTTACTTCTCCTACAAATGTTAGTTTGTTATTCTTTAGAGTCGAGTAATACAAATTCCTAAGTGTTATATAAATGTAGAATGTGTTAATCTCATTTTCATTGTAGAATATCTTTTTAGGGTCTTTTACATAGTCATATATCCTAATAAACATCTCTTGTACAAGGTCTGAAGCCTCGTCATCACTGACCTTAAAGGACTTCGCCATATTCCACCAATCATCATATTTTTCAGCTAATTTATCTAATAGCTCATTCTTCGTCATAATCTATAAGTAACAGGATTTGTTCCAACGAATTGCACACTGCATAACTTCCACGCCACTTCAGCGAGAAGTCTAATTCGTCTTTGGTTAATCTCTGTTGACTTTTAGATTTGTTTCCGTCTTTTAGTTCAATAAGGTAATTTGAATTCATATAACCTACTATGATATCAGGCGCACCTTTACCAAGTTGGTGTGTATGTAAAACAGATATACCTCGCTTTCTCAATTCCTGTACTATTTCTTTTTGATTCGCATCTACTCTTGCTTTCTTTCGCATCTTTTGGCATCAATATCGTTAAAGGGTGTGTACCCATTAAAGTAATATCTCTGCTCTCTTATGTTGAAGTTTATGCCAGTAACGTCTTGTGGAATACCAACTAACTTCTGCTTCTTTATCTTTTGTGTACCAAAGATAACACTTGTATCTGAGAAATCCAAAGCCCTGTTTGGTCTCCATACATACGCCACGTTATCAGCTTTGTCAGCAAACGTACCTCCACCCTTTATCTTATTGACATCAGGCTTGTAATATCTACCATCCTCAGTCTTTTGTGGTGTTACTTGATGCGCCACTAAATTCACACTAATATCATTCTCTATTGCAAACCTCTTTAGTTCAGACATAAATCTACTGATATACAAGTCTTCTCTTTCGCCAGAAAACATCTTATGCTGGACTGTATTATATGGGTCAATGATTAGCGACCTAATTCCTTTTTGTCGTACTAAGAATTTAGCACGTTCAAAGATGTTCTCAAGAGTAAAGAACTTCTTAGGATAGATAACAAAGAAGTGTTTCTTTACAAACTCAATACCTGCCTTATACTCCTCTTCAGTCATCTGGTGTGAATAGTATGGGTCAGCACTTTTACCTATGTACATCTCTATAATATCGTTAAAGAAGTCTCGCATAGGCATATTCTCTGGCGTAAAAATACCAAACTTCCATCCATCGTGAAACGCCTTTATCGCTGCAAGTTGATTAAGAAACAAACTCTTTCCTTCATTCTGATAGCCTGTCCAAATAGTAATCTCTTGCTTTCTCCAAGTCCACGCCTCATCTACAGCAGGAATGTAAGTAGTTGTACCTCTTTCCTGTCCGTTGTGAAATCCATCTAACATAGAATCCATAACGTCTGTTACTTGAAATACACCCTCTAATTTAGGGTCTTGAGCCGTTTTAAGGCGATTTCTGAGACCTTCTACGCCCTCTTGTAGTAAGACATCATTCGCATCCTTAAACGGTCTTAAATCAACTATTTTACATTTATCTGCACCAACTCTTCTAAGTAGTTCTCTTTCCAGTAGTCTGCCATTATCGTCATTATCAGTGGCGATATATACTTTCTTCGCCTGTTCAAACACTTCGTAGCAATTAGAAATACACTCTAACTTCTTATCTATATTCTTATCTCCTACATTTGGCGCACCCATATTCACTGAAGTATGGAAATCAATACCAGTAACTTCCCACGATAGTGAATCTATTTCGCCCTCACATATAACAATAGATTCGGCATTTTTCACTCTATCGTAATTGTAGATGATAGGTTTAGCATCTTTCGCCTGAGTAAATGTTTTACCATTTATACCTCTTGTTTTGTAGTTTATAAGTTCGTTATCCTTTAAATACGAAAATGCAATACTCTTGTTATCTTTTGTAGATACAATCTTATTTTTATCAATCACTTCATTAGTGATTCCTCTATCGTTTAGGAATTTACGCCCTTCCTTAGTAAGACTCTTCATATTACTTTTACTTGGCGACTTATAAACTTTCTTAGGCTGTTGCATAACTACATATTCTTCTCTACTATTAACTGTTCCTTTATCTCCACACTTGTGGCAATTATAAACTCCTTTCGCCAGATTAATAGAAAGACAAGTATCTTTCCAATTCTCTTTACCTAAACTGGCGCATTTAGGACATCTAACCTTTTGCTCTACACCGTTTCCCTTCGGTTGTATGCCTAAAGCTAAAAATTTTTGTTCAATCGTTTGCATATTAAAATATAATTTTGTTTTTTATAAGTATATATAGTACAATGTATAGTATTTAGTACATTGTATAGTATTTTATTTACTTACTATACAATGTATTCTATTATACATTGTACTAAGTATCATACACTGTATCACAGAGAGAACGATATTTCGGATTAACATAAATCTTACGTTCTTTACCATCATTCCCTACACTCTTAGTAACCCTTGTAACAAACTCTTTCTCCTCAAGTCTTGTAAGGATTCTATAGAAAGTCCTGTCTTTGATATCAAGACTCTCGCATATATGTTTACTGGTGGCGTAACAGTACCCTGTCTTATTCGCCAGTGAGCAAACGTAACTAAATACAGCATTTTCCTGTAGATTCAAATCTAAGTCGCTCATAATTAATTTTATAAATTTAGGTTTCATAATAAAAAAAGGGGAGGCGAACCTCCCCTAATTAGTTTAGAAAGGGAGGTCACTATTCTCCTCCACAGCTTGTTTAACTGGAGCACTTGCTTCGCCTTGCGGTTTCCAAGTGTTCACTTTAACATTGTGAGTCTTACCATACATCGGCTCTTTCTTAGGCTCGATAGTAAGTCTAACGTATCGTTCTCCGTTATACTCATACCAGTGGTCTCTTAGTTTACTTTCAGCTACGCTGAAGTTAATGCCACTGAAATTATCTGGCTTTGTGCCAGTTCCTACATAAATTGCTTGTTGATTATCCATATTTAAAAATTAATCGTTTAATAATTGTTCTACTTTCTTACTTACTTTGTACTTCTTTCTGATGTCCTGTATGGACACTTTACCAGACTTTAATGCTGACTTGGCGTTATTAAACTTCTCGCCATTATCAGGCAACCAAGCTAAAGCCTCGTTAACGGCATTTGTAGCCGTTTTACCATGAGTATTCGTTGCATCTGAGTCTTTGGTATCGTCAATAAGAAATAAGCCGTTTAAAGCGTATTTCCGTGCATAAGATGAACTTGACCCAAATGATTGAGCGATGTC